TACCTGTAACATTACCAGTTAGGTTACCTGTAACATTGCCAGTAAGTGGCCCGACAAAACCCGTATTAGCTGTGATTGTTGTACCAGTAATCGCAAGAGGTGTTGTACCACCGATAACGGTATTATCTATTGTACCACCACTGATAGCAGCACTTGCCAGTGTCGCAAGACCTGATGTTGTGATAGTAGTGAAGCTACCTGTAGAGGGTACTGTAGCACCAATAGACGTACCATCAATAGTACCGCCGTTGATGTCAACGTTTGCGTGAGTAGACAAACCTGTCGTAGTCAATACACCTGCAGTCGCAGCACCAGTAAAGGTAGATGTACCACCTACAGTTAGGTTACCTGTCGTACCGACTGTGGTAAATGTTGCAGACGAAGGGGTAGTAGAACCAATGATTGTGTCGTCGATTGTACCTGCATCGATGTCTGCTGTATCAGCTACAAGACTATCGATATTAGCTGTACCATCAATCCAAAGATCCAACCACTCGTTTGTTGTTGTTCCCAAGCTGTTTGTACCAGTGACAGAAGGAACAATGTCAGAGTCTACTTGAGCAGTTATAGTCAGTGTATCGGTGTTTGCATCCCCGATATCAGTGTCACCATTTACGGTTAGGTTACCAGTGATGGTTACGTCTTGAGCAACCTGCACGTTTTCGATGTAACCAATACCGTCTACGTATAGGTCTTTATAAGCTGCACCTACGGCACCCAAGTCTACATCATTAGCTGTTACAGGTACAACAACACCATCTTCAACACGGACTTGCTCAACAGCTGTACCACCTACGTCTATGTAGAAGCTAACTCTGTTGTTGACTGGATCTACAATAACGTGGTTGTACTTGTTTACGTCAGAGATAAGAGGTACAAAAGCACCCTCAGTTGAGTTGCCGTCATGAGCATGACCACCTGCATGTGCAAAAGCAGCTAACAGAGCATTGTACTCTGCATTTATTGGTCCAGCCTTGATCACTGCGTTTGCAATGATATCAGCAACCGACTGTCTGCTATAACCTGCCATTATCTTTTATCTCCCACTCCGTATGTCACCACAAGCCCTTGAACACTGTGTGATGCGTTTTGATCGTTTGTAACGTATTTGACTGAAACTGATTGACCTGAACCTGAAACGTATGTGCTTTGAACAGGAGAAGGGTTACCAGAGAAAATAGCACTGCTGTTGTAGAGTGCTCCGTTGAAGTATGCTGCAGCATTTGATGTGCTAATATTAAAATTAGAAGGGCTTAGTGTGTTGAAGTCCCCGTAGTCGTAGACTAACGACATAACAATATCACTAGCACCTTCAGACCGAAGGTATGTATGGATCTCGTGAACTACCTTCCGTTGGATTGGATCTTGCATGTACAGGTAAGGTGTTTGGTAAAGACTAAAAATATCTGCCCCATCAAAACTGGTGCCTTGCTCTTGCCTGTAGACTTTACCTGTAGAGTCACCGTGGATAACGTACTCATCTTGACCGATGTAACCACTGTCAGCACATGTTGCCTCAATACCAATCATCTGGCTGTATTCAAACTGGATTCCGTTTGGTCCGTCCCTGAACCCACCAAGAATACCTTGGGTGTTCGAGACACCAGAAAAGAAGTACCTAAACTGAGTCTTTTGACGTACAAGGCAAGCACTTAATCCCTCTAGGTCTGTAGCAAACACAATGTCAGAGAAGATCGATTGAATGTCTTTTGAGACAGTCTCTAGATTAACGTCACCAATTCTATCTGTACCTGAAATGGGACGTAGACCGTCTTGAGATAAGAACAGCAAGTCTCCACCAATCTCGATGACACTGTCAATAGATAGACAACCAAGGTTATCTGTAACCTCCTCTAGTACAAAGTCAGAGATGTTGTTGCCTGTCAGCTTACGGATGTTGTTGATCCCAAAGATGTAGAGAGCATCTCGGAAGGAGTGGATAGCAATGATAGGAAAACCTACATTGATAACACCAGCACCTTTGGCAGGATCATAGCTGTACTCGTCATAAGGGGCAGAGAAGTACAAGTTAGTCGGCTCTGTTGCATCCCCAGCTAGGAACATGTGGTGTTTAAACACATGGGATACTTTAGGTGCTGTCGGTGCAAGAGGGTCAGTCACTTGAACGTAGGATGTACCATCATAGACTGCAGCAGGGTTAACCCCATCTGTAATCATGATTTCATCGTAGCCCCAGTTATAAACACTGAACCGTACCTTCTTGACACCCGTCATCGTAGGGGAACCAGAGGTAGGTATTGCAACCCAAGCACTCGTAGCATTGTCCCAGTAGTGTAGATAGTTGCTACCAGTCAATGGCTCACGACAAGCAAAGATACCGTCATGGACACCGTTTGCAACACAGACACCGAGTACGTCACCTGTCCCAGGAACAGTACCGTAATCATTCAGATAACCACTGATACGCCTGTAACCACCCGTGACAGCTGGTTCGTAGTTGACCAGAGCTATCGCAGATCCAGGGGACTGTTCACCCTGTGATAACACATCTCGGCTGGTATTAAGACCGCCTCGGCATATCACTTTAAGTGAGGCTAAATTATCTGGCATTACGACCTTCCACCAATAACAGTCGAACGTAGATACATTTCGTCATCCATTAAGACTTGACGCATAGTCTTAATACCTTCATTGAAGTTCTGTTGGTGCACTGCAGCACTTTGCTCATTTGAACGGAAACGCATCATAAACATTACTGCACCATCTACAATAACGTGGTTGAAACGGTCAGGGATGATACAAGAATCGTTGTAAGCTACAAGATCATTTGGGAAAGTCCAAGAGACATACTCAATCTCGTCGGCATTATCAGGAATAGGTGTTACACCAAAAGAGTTTCCGTAGGTCTGATATACGTACTCAGGTTTACCTGTAGCACCGTTGTCGTCTCTTTCACGTACATTCTGTAAGTAGTTTTCGTAAGTGAGTGTTCCTAAGCTTTTTGGTTCTGTGGCAAAAGCAGTAGACTTCTTCAGGTAGAATGTTTCCCAATCAACACTCGATACTGTGGAAGGAAATGCGTACACTCTTGTTCCTGGTACAAGAACTTGCGTTTGAGTCTGCTTAAGGAAAGGCCACTCTTGACCAGTCTGCAGGATCATACGAATACTGCTGTTGACAGCCTCTTTAGCTAAAGCTTGTACGTTACGTACAGTACTGAAACCGTTACCTGCAGAGTCTACAGGAACTTCGTTAATACGTACTAGAACTTTATTAACTAATGTTACATAGGATGCCATGTTACGTCTTTCTTAGTTTTGACGATAAGGTAAAACACTTAGGTGTGTGCTATCTAATCATCAAGATAGAGTAAGAGGGCCAGTACTTGACCAGCCCTCTCTGTTATGTTACGCCAAGTTGTAACGTGCGTTGACCAGAGCTTCTGGACGCAGGATCTTACGACCGTACAGGTGCATACCACGTACGATGTCTGCGAATGAGTCTGGGTCACGGTAAGCTTCAGTCTTGTTGATCTGCTCTGCAGTTGCAACAGCTGAGTCATGACCAGCAACAACAACACCGAAGTTTGTGGACTGAGCAGCTGTACCTGTGGTATCAGCACCAGTACCGACTGATGGCAAGTTGTTAGAAACATAGACACGGAAGCCGTTCCAGTTGTTCAGAACCAAACCGTTGCGCAATTCACCTGAACCACCGAAGTCAGAGTTCAACAGACGTGAGTCTTCGTCCATCAAGATTTCCATCATGACGGGATCGATTACAACCCAACGACCATCTTTGTCTACGTTCTGTTGGTCCAACAAACGGCCCATACGAGCAATCAACATTGTTGGAGAAACGTAGTCAGTTGGCAGAGCTGTCGCACCTGGCAGACGTGCTGCAACAGGAATCGAGTCACCAGTTGTACCTGCGGTAGTAATGTTACCGAAGTCTGGACGTGACAGTTTGTTAGCTGCCAACAATTCGTCTGTACCTGCAGATGCGTTAGCAACAGTACCTGAGACAGTTGTGTTAACTGTGTCTGCGTTACCATGCAAGGCAGACTGTGAATAACCTGACAGATAACCCAAGACTTCTTGGTCATGCTGGTCAGCCAAACGATAAGCTGCACGGTTTGTTGCCAAATCCATGAAGTTTACGTGGCTGTGCGCCTCTTCAATGTCATCCACCTTAAAGGCGAAATAGTTGGCTTTATCTACAACCAGAGAGAAGTCATCATCTGACAAGCTTTGTGGAGCAATAGTTGTGCCACGCAAGTATGCAGATACTGAGATCTCAGGTTCTTTGATGATG